TCATTATCATCATTCGCTGTAGCAAATCCCTCCGGTGTTACGGCATGACAAAAGCCGCCTACTGTTTCCATGCGTTGATCAGCAAATACAACTCCGCTCAACATAATTCCAATAATTCCAATAATTGCCATTAATGTCTTCATAGATATCCCTTCCTATTTAGTTAGTCGTGTATTCCACTTCTTGATCCCGTAGATTGCAAAGAATATCGTCACAATCATTACCTGATACCATACAGGAGTATCAGACAAATTAGTAAATCCAGCTTGGACATGTTCTCCCATCCCTGGAATAAAGCCAAGAATGAACGGCAAGGATACCACAATCAACACAAATTCATCTTTCCAGCCTGAATTCTGAATCTGCAATAACGACCATTCATGATCATTGCTGTCAGCTTGAATGGCCCTTGCTTCCTTCGCTCGTTCACCAGCAACCTTTGCTCGCAATTTTGCAAGTTTGTACTCGCTTTTGAGCCGCTGCTTCTCTTTGAAAAACTCTGCCACCTGCTCTGCTGGAGCACCTAGCAATGCACCTACTATTTTCCCAATCATTTACATATCCACGCAAAGTTACAGGTTATACGTATAACAAAAGTACCACCACCAAAACACAACATTCAAAATGGCAACGATAAAAAGCGCCAGCCACTCTATTGCATCTTGTTTGTCTAAATCAACATGTAGAAATTTATATTTCATTTTAGAATAGCGGGGGAATTACCCCCGCATATCCTGCCTTACTATACTGTCGGCGGAGTCGTTGGCGGAATATTGCCAACTATCTTACTAAGTGCCTGCAGTCCTGCTACATCAACGCCACCTTCGCCAGGAGATGTTGAAATGATTGCTTCTGCAACCTTGCCTACAATCGCCTGATTAACCGTTCGCCAACCAGCTTGCGCGTCAAGTGCCTGCTGGTATGCGAGGTTGGTATAAAACGATGGACCATCACCAAGAACTTTCAGGTTTGTAGCCGCTACGCTTTCAGATTGTTCGCGTACAATTTCACTGCTATCTTCAGCCATAATAGGCTCCTTAATATAAAACAATCACAGCCCCATAAACTGCAATTTCCTTTCAGATGCTATGGCAGCTCTTTTTATGGGAAAGAGTGTTCAGTCCTTAAACCTAGCCATAGCAATTCTTTCAGACATCCCAGTTATCTAATCTCATAGCCTCCGATAAGCGGATTGCCCTTTGGCCTACTTGTCCAGACCATTTACTATCAAGCATCTCTCTAGCTTGCTTTCGAGCTTGATCTTACTATACCCAATCAACCAAGCCTGATTTATATTCCACCCCGCTAGAGGTATTAATTGCCGTCAACATTTGACCTCTAGGCTTCTCTGAAACAGAGACATGAACCCATTTCCCGAATTCCAATATCAATTGATCGAATTCTAAATCTAACGCGGCAATTATTTCAGCAAGCTCCGCTGGCGTCCCGTAAGATGGGGAGATGATATCTGCAGCATGTCCAGATATATGAGCACTTGCTTTACTCCCGCCGATCCTTTTATTTAACTCGCTACTTCTGTAGCCAGAAGTTATATAAATCGGCCTTTTTATTTTCTCCCTGATAACTTCTAAAAAATTAGAGAGCCCTCTTAAATTAGAGAGGATTTCTGCATCTGGAGTGTTATCTATTCCATGCCTGGACGCAGTTTGAGAGAATGTTAATTCTTCTAGTGTAAAATGCTTTGAAAGATTCATTGTCTTTCCCCCCAGCCCTTCAGATCACCAAAAAACCAAGAATGCTCATTCTGAATTTTCATTATTTCTCGTTCCATTTGCTTGATCTTAATATGGTTTTCGCTAACCTTCTCCTTGAGCCAATCAGGGGGAAGTGCATATACGGTTCTTTCTAGGTCGGTTACTCGTTTGTTAAGCTCTTTACCTTCTGCACCAGTGAATTTATCAACCCTGAAATAACCTGCTCCACCGCCAATTCCAGTGCCTATAACAGTACCAATAAGGCCGAGGATAATCCTATCCTTGGTCTTTTCTGATACAAATGATGACTCATCATCAACCATAAACTTTTACGTCACTTCTGTATATCCTGATGGAGTATATTTGGGATCGTCTGCCTGTAGTATTGCATTATCCGATTGACAGCAACTATATAAGATTACCTCATTATCTGGATTTAAAATATCCCATCCATTGCCATCGGCTGGGGCACCACCGCTTGCCCCTCCACCTGTAGTTAACCAAGTGCCATTATAACTAAGATAAAGCTTTTCAGCTGAACAATCTAATGCAACTCCAAATACCTGCCCTCTAGCTGGCGTTGGTGGCGACGCATCAAAGGTTATCCCAGCAGTACTATTTAAATTATTGTTATATCTCCATTCAAGTCCAGTGTGATACCACCATATTCCAGCTGTAAATGCCTGATTCAAATTAGCTAGTTGGTCTGATCGTTTCCATCCGAATACAAACAAATCATGGTATGGCGTAACGAAATTACAGATAGAGAATTCTGCATAAAGTTTGCTAGATGATGACAAAACAGTGTTAATAGTGCTTGCGGTTGGATCATTAACAGCTGCATCTGAAACGTTCGCTCTCCACACGGAGCCATCAATTGTTGGAGAGCCTGCGCCTGCTATCCAACTTACACTAGATGATGGGGTGTGCGCAGGAGGGCAAAGACCTGCTGTCGCATCTCCTGAACTTGTAGCAGTTTCTGCCTGTGGCGTACCTGATACAGTTATATTTTGGCTTGCATCGACTGAGCCTGAACTTGTAGCTGTCTCAGCTTGCGGCGTACCTGCTACAGTTATATTTTGATTGCTAAGGACTGAACCTGAGCCTGTAGCTGTTTCAGCTTGCGGAGATCCTGATACCGTTATATTTTGAAGAACAGAAACAGAGCCAGAACTTGTCGCTGTCTCCGCCTGTGGACTCCCAGATGCCGTTATAAATGGTACGACATAGCCACTACCACTCGGCGGAGGCTCGCATGGGTCTACAACACAACCGAATTGCTCTGGCTGTACAAGGCACCCGACTACCTCAGATCTTACAATGCAGCCAAAGTTCTCAGCTGCTACGTTGTAGCTAAATGTTTCGGGCGCAATAGTATTTGTTCTATCGTATTTCCCGAATATCGGCAGCGGGTTGCTAGCAGAACCTGAAGATGTTGCTGTATCTGATTGTGGAGTGCCAGATACAGTTACTGTTGCCATTTACGCACTAGAAGAATAAGTAAACGATGTGATTGAAACGGTATCACCGGCTCCAACAGATAGAGTGGACATTTCCATATCTCCACCACCGGCAACCGCTGTTACCGTTCCACCGAATATTCGTGTATTCGCCCCAGTCTCAAACTTGAACTTGGATACAGTGCCACCTGTTGCGCTTGTGTCGTCTGTAGTTGATGCTAGCGTGATCGTTCCACTGGATGCTGCACCAAAGGCTGTAGCTGACAAGACAATTGTCGCAACTTCCGCATCACCAGATGTCTGGAATACACAATTACCTGTTCCAGCAGCATTTACAGCTGCATCTATAGCATCTGCAAGCGTATTGCGGACAGCTGTTTCGTGGTCTAGCGCCATGATTGCAATTCCTCATATTTCGTTTTCATATATGCCTTGTCTTCCTTTGATAGATAAGGCCAGAATTTCTTAATAGAGGGCTTATCTATTTTCGGGTTTCCATCCTTATCTCTAACAAGAGCGCATCCCTTTATTTCGGTATTTCTGGCTTTTACATCTGTCATTTTTCTTGGATCTTTATCGTTATTGTTCTGTCTTCAGTAAAGTCTGAAGGCGTTAGGGCTGATGGATCGTAAGTGATCCGATTCATTACGCTATATGTCTGACCAGCTGTTCCACCACTACCATATAGAAACGTTTTATAGTTGTCATCAACGGTAGGTGTACCAGCTTCTTCTACTAGTCCGGTATCAAGGAACCATTGAGAATTAGTGATATCTACAGTTCCGCCGATATCTCCAATAATTCCTGTAATCCACTCGGACCAGTCTATATAGATGAACCATTTATCTGAAGGATCTTTTATTAACTTACAACATGTAGCCATTATATTTACCCATATCCAACGAGAGTCATAGCAACTATATAGGCTTCCCCCGTTCCTGTGGAAGTCTCCTGAAAATAGACATCAAACCATCCATCATCTGCCGATGAATCTACAGCTATTTTAAAAGTGACTACATTTGAAGTTGATAGAGTTGTATTGCCAGTATCATCTCTGACCGTCGCTGCTGCAACAATATTGCCTGAACCTGCTGCTTCTGAACTGCCAAATTCCCGCACATATGTCTGTGCTGCAGCTAGAGTCCCTGACGATATAGTAGCAATTGAATAAATTCGTACTTCTATCCAGGAGACCGTATTTGGAACCGAATCCAAGGCAGTCCAAACATTATCAGCTGAACTTCCAGTTTGCCCGACTGATTCCCATGCTGCCGCAATATCAGTTGATACAGCTAAGGCTGTATCGCTAACATTCGGGTTGCCGTTTGCATTATCAGCGAAAACTTGTGGCCTGTTAGTCTGACCTACTGTTGCCGCATCATCGTCTGCAACACCATCACCAAGATTAGTGATCAGATTGCCACCTATGTCTAGATCCCCTGTTGCAGCATTTTCACCATTCTTGGCAAGGCAAGAATTAATTCCAGTAGTAACATCGGCGGTATATGTGTTCATATCCGCCGAATCTATTGTTGTTCCAGTAGTCGCTGGAGATACGCTTGTTGATATACGTGAGAATGTCCCGCTCGCGTTCCAGGCCATTATCTATTCTCCTTGTTGCTGTGTTTTAACGGATGTCATAATGGCTATTTCCTTAGCGATATCTTTTGCCATTTTTGCTTTTGCGCTTTCAGCTGGTAGCTGCAATGCTTTTTCCAGGCTTCCAGGATCTTTTAGGATATTAGCCAACATTTCTTTGTATTGAGGCGTCTTATCCTTTCCAATCATCGACAATATGTGATTTGTAACAACTACTGGCCGAGAGAGAATATGAGGGAGTGACAAACTAACCTCACCAGGAAGATCAGACATTATTGATTTCGTGCCAGCAGCGGCCGCTTTGGTTTTTGCTTGATTAACAAGTTCCTCAGAAACAGACTTTGCAGCAGCTGTTTGTTCTGGTGTCAGAACATCACCCAAATCCTCATATCTCTTAAATCCCGTTGCTCTCTTTAGCGTTCTTGGTGCTTCTCTCATAGCACCTAAGAAGCTTGTAGCTCTTTCCTGCTCAGCAGGGCTAACCAATGCCCTTCTCAACTCCTGACCAACCTGCATCCTATTTATCGGACGTGATTGACGCTTATATTGAGCCTGAGCCACCTTAAATGCTCTTTCAGACTTCCCGATTTGGTCATCGAGCAATGATTTAATATCGTTCAATACTCCGACGTTATACTCTTTCTGGCCTCCTGGAGTTATACGGCCCATCATATTCTTGATCTCTTTTGATAGAGACATGAGTGCTTGCGGATTATCCTCTAGTCCACCTTCTGTCAGTTTTGCCTTGAGCGAGGATAGTGGAGTTGTTATTGCTGTCTCGTTCTTATTCTTGGCAATAACATCATCTATTTTGTCAAGCACTGGTTTAGCATCAACACGCGCCGCTGATTCTTCTACACGTTTATATAGTGGCTCTGTTGCTGCGCGTCTTTTTGCTACTGCTGCTGCCATACCCTCGTCAGTTCCTGCAATAGCATTTATTATGTCCTCTCGCCTTGCCGCCTGTTCACCATAGACATTCTTTAATTTAGTGCCAACAATTGGTGTTCTTGCTAATTCACTTTCAAGCTTTGCAAACTGCCCTCCAAATTCATCCCCTGGCCGTGTTGCTTGCGCTATTGCCTGTCCAGCTGTTGGCCTACTTCCTGGAACCATCTCTTTTGCTTGTTGCAACGCTCGGATAATTTTCTCTCTCTCAGGGCCAGCTTTTTCAATAAGGAATTTCCTAACATCTCTAGCAATACCGCTCTCATACATCGGCTTTGTCAGTTCATCAAGATAGCTCACTCCTTTCCCGGCAGCAGCCCCAACACCTGGAAGAGCGCCTCCAAATGCTGCGCCTATACCGGCTTGCCCTGCTTTTGCAGGCCAGAAATCCTCTTCTTGAGTCGGTGTAAGTGTGCCATAAGCAGCCCCCGTACCTACGCCTGTTGCAATCTTTCCTAATGTGCTCGCTGGCGCAACAGCTCTTGCTGCACCAACACCAGGAACTGCTGTCGAAAGTACGTTACCCCCGATCCTGTCCCAATCGATCCCCTCATCACCTTCTGCCTGACGACCAGCTTGGTAGGTTTCCTCCTGTTGGCGTAGCTGTTCCCCAAATCCGCCTTCTGGTATGGGTTCTAGCAACCCTGTTTTCTCAGCAATCCAGTTATTAAGCGCATCACCGGACTTTTTAACGTCTTCAGGAATTGACTCGTAAAGCATCTGTGACAGCGCGTCTACAGGGTCTCTGAGACCTTTTACCCAGCCAGAATAGGTCTCTGCTGGTTGATCTGCTTCTGGCTGCTGAGGGGCTTCTGGCGCTTGCTGAGGAGCTTCTGGTGCAGGCTCAGCTTTCTGATTCAGCCGTAACCTTGCACTAGCAAGAGCTAATGCCTGTTCCTTTGTCATTGCCATGCCGCTCTTTCTTCAGGTGTCATGATGTCCCATAATTCAGGCGAAACCCCTTCAGGTTGAGCTCCACCTTGCTCTTTAGCCTCTTCATAGGGTTTGCCGTAATCTTGTTCATAAGCCGTTTTAACTCGATCCCAGCTCTGCTCTGCCTGTTGCTTTACAAGATCCAGGTTTTCTTCAAACTGCTCTCTAGTTTGCGACTGCTCTAAATTACCCCACAGGGTTTGTAGTAATCTATTCTCAAAATCAGAGACCTGCCCTAAAGCGCCGCCAGTTGGCGAATTAGCTTTCATTTCCGCTAATTTATCAAAACCGATATTGCCTCTAATTGTGTCCAATGTGCTTGCTAGGTTGTGAGCTGGTGTGCCAGGGATTCCCTTCGTTAAGGCTCCAGCAATTCCTGTAGTCCAGCCAGATGATTGCGACTTTGCTTTATCTATTTGATCGCCAAGCAAGTCTGTTTTCGCCTCTCCAGTTGAAAGACTTGATTCAACTTTGGGCCTTGTTATAACCTTTTCTGCTTCTCGTTCGGCTAAATCTGTTGCAGCTGCAATCTGAGGCTTCATGCCTAGTTCTACGTCCATCTGAGCTTGTGTTTTAGCGCCTGATTTAGCGCCTGCTAACGCGGCCTGCAGCTGTACATCATCTTTTGATCTGCGAACAACTTCTTCCTGAGTTAAAAACCCTCCTCCTCGCCTGTCAAAGACTCTTATTCCTTGTGGTGTACTTATTGGTTCATAAGAAGGATAACCTCCAGATGCACCAGCTGCCTGATTCATAAGCATTCTTTTGGCTAAGTCAGTTTCTTGTAAGTATGGATCTGTACCCAGCGTCAAGGCTGCGCGTTGTGGATCTGGCGCAACTGCAGCTGTTTTCAGACCTGGGATTTGCTCGCCCTCAAATTGCTCTTCTGGAGATAATTCATAGGGCTTTTCAGGCGTTCCTTGAAGTGCACCAATCACACGATCCATAGCTTTCTGGCGCTGTTCAGAATATTGCTGCCCTAATGCCTTTTCCTCTTCCGCTACTTTCTTTTCACCATATTTACCAATAAGAGCCTTCCCTAGCTGCCCAACACCAGTCCCCCAGCTATACGGCACAGCACGGCCTGAAACGCGCTCAGTACCTCCGTATGGAGCCATGGATTGCTGTGTTATTGCATCCATAACTGCTCTTCGCTTCTGTAACCGATTCCAGTCTGACTCTAATGGTGTTCCTTTGTATCTAGGCATTATTTAATCATCCCATAATCCACAGCCATATAACCGTCTACAGTCGAAATTGCATCTGGCATCACCTTAACTACGTCTTGAGCCATAACACCTATCTGCCTATCACCACCCCAGATATAGTCAAATGCATAAACAGGGAAGCCCATAATACTTGTCCCAATCCTTTCAATATTCTTCTTGAGGCGTTTGTCAGAAAAAGCAGTAATCCCAGCAGCGCCAAGCCCCGCTAATCCACCATACATGGCATTCTGTTGAGCAACATCTGCGTTATATCCTGCCATATCGTATGCACCTTGACGTTGTGCAGCGCCCGCATAATCTGGCCCGCCAGTGAATTGCTGTTGACCATATGCTTGGAACTGAGGCATACCCACTTGAGAGCCTGTTCTAAAAGCGCTCATTTCATTAATTGGCGTCTGCCTGGCTAATAGTGCTTCTTGGATACCTTGCCGCCTAGTATCCAATCCAGTTGTATAGTCTGCCATTGCCTCACGGCCCTGCATTCCTCGACCTTGTAAAGCAGACGAATAACCAAGACCTGCCATCTGCTCAGCAGCAATCTCAGCCTGTTGCCTTGCATCATTTTGCTGGCGGTCCAATCTGTCCATTTCTCTGTCATATGCCTCACTTCTAACCGGAATCCCTTGGGATACAAGCGTGGATCGTTTCCGTTCTTCATCCCGTGCCCGTTGGTCATTAATTCGCGCCATCATGGCATCGGTAACACTCTGCCGATGTTCGCCATATGTAGGCATTGCACCTGCCGGGCCTTGATATTGAGGGACTTCACCGCTGACTGAAAAGGGCGTAGAGAAGATATCTCCCATCTGACTTACGCCTTGCTCACCAAGTTCTGCAAGACCTGTCTGCATCCTTTGAGTGGCTTCAAAGGCTTTTTGAGCTTCAGGATTAAGCGCGGTTGTTCCTGTCCATTTATCCGGATCATTTACTGTTGTGAATGCTTCCCTTGTTGGCGCAGCTGCAGGAGCTCCTGATCTAGTGGTAATCATCCCTGGATCTAGATTGCCAAAAGATCTCTCACCCCTATATGCCGATTCAGTTGGTGTGGTGCGCCCACGCTCATAAGCATCAAGGGCAGATTGATAGCCTGCTTCATCAAATACTGGGTCAGTTCCTTGCTGCCAAGTTCTTGAGCCATAAGGCGTAAACTCATCTGGTCGATTTGCTAGTGTCTGCAGCCTAGCCATTTCAAGATCGCCCTTTGCAGTTGCTTCTGCAGCGCCTCTATAGTCCGGTGGTGGTGGAGAGTTAGGTTTGCTCATTATGCGGCCTCTTCTTTACATTTGATCCATTTGCAATCATCTCTGTGCAACTCCAAAATAACCGTATCCACATTTTTCCTAGTCCCATCCTTTATCCTGGCTATTTCTCTAAAGCCTATTTTCTTATCGAACTTTAGTGCTTTTACATTCTCGCTACTGACAAAACCTATTGCTGTTTGTCTGTCGCCGACATTGAAAATATAATCGAATACTTCATAGAGAAATGTGTAGTTCTTCAATCCAAGCGGGTTATCTATGGCGATATGGACCTGAACACTTCCAGGTGTCCATAGATCCATCAAACAAACGCAATATAACTCACCTTTATCAGATATTGCTGATATACCTTTGGAATCACTTATTCGTAAGTGGTTAATCTTCTTGACAATCCATTGAATATGCTCCTCAGTAGCAGGAACTATTCTCATAGAATTCCGCCTCGCTCATACACATAATCACATGAAATCCATTTAATGGTATAGCTGTCTGTTTCAACTCTAATACCGCCTGATGCGCTATATCCAACATTATTGTTTGGCGATGACCATTGCCTGACTACTAATAGGGCGCCTGACCATAATGAGGCATCCCATACAGCTGTATCCCACAATGAAGCCTCTGGCGCTGTATACGTGCTTGTACCTGTTATCTCCTCATCCGTGAAATCTACATCCAGGCCAGCGAAATACGTAATGCTGCCATTCACGCGAAGAAGCGGGCGGAAAAAATTAAATCTCTTCTGTTGTGAGGTATTTCCAAAATAATTAAATGCTGGTTTCCCTAAAGCGACTATCTGATTCCCGCTATCACTCGTTCCTGTCCAGGCTTTTCTTACCCCGGCTTCAAAACCGAAATACAGTTCCTTCTTGTATTCAACAAAGCATTCACCATCCCAAGAATCAAATTCACACCAGGATTTAGTGATAGTGTTCATTACATATTGCTTATGCTCTCCACCTTCTACTATCGGGATATTGAATATTAAGGCTTCTTCAGCTGGATATAATGTTGCTTCCCAGCCGAAATTATCACCATACGAGTCGGCAACTTCATTGAAAGCGTCTTCAATCTTATTTGTTAGTGCAAAGGTCGTATCGATCTGAGCAGACTGCAGTGCAGTCGATAGCGGGAACGCGCCATTTTGAATAATGGCAATCAAGTCACCGCCAAATTTAACATGGCTTCTGCGCCCTAATGGCTTACCAACAAAATAAACGCCGGTCAGGGTCCATTCTGAAGCTGTAGAAGGATCAGTACCACGATAGACAATCACCTCTCCCTCAGATGTCATACACACCAAGGCATCATCTGGCCCATCACCAGAGTCAAAAGACCATGTTGCTGTCCACATCAAATAACCGCCTTTCCTGCATAATGAGGAAAGATCGAATTCTAGTAAATTACCACCAGCTGCATTAGCCGATGGATACCAGAATGACAATGAGTCCTTTTCAACAAAGACAAGCCTTCCTTTATATTGACTCACATTGATTATATCTGTTGAAGTCAATCCTATTAGTGCAGGACTTGTTATTGCATCAACAGATAACCATACAGAACCATTGTAATATAGAGGTTTGTCGACACCATTGACCATGATAAGCCAGTTGGTCGTACCATCGCCAAAGTTGGTATATTGAAACTCGCCATCGGTTACAGTTGCTGATTGAGCTGCTGCAACACCTGAAGACGATACATCGTAAACATCGTTATCAGAAACAGCGAACATTTCACTATTCCCGTCCATCTTATTATAAACCGCTAATGTTTTTACAAGCCCGTTAATATCAGATGCATACTCTTCTCTACCACCTCGCAGCCTTACATCTGATGTTGTCGGAAACCAATTGAGAAGCTTTCTTGCATCAGTTTCTGGCATACTTGCCAGAGCATCCCTGGCATTCCAACCACCAACAGGGGCCGGAGTACTATAAACATCAACAGTTTGACCGCGAGGGGCTTTTGTTCGTATTGCTTGTCTCACGGCAGTGGCCAGAATCCTTGGTTGATTATTATTTTAGGCGAGGATTGATGTTCCCTATTATCCTGATGCAAGACTTTCTGCAGCCCTTGCCTTGATAGCGCATTTTCTACCAGCTTCTCATATGTCCTGAAATCTTCAGCATACTCGAACCCTTTTTCTTTCTTCCATCGCCACCTCAATCCCATCTGGATGATAGGTTCAGGCAAATCTATGGTGTCAGTATCTTTGGTGAAATATTGCTGCCTACCACAATTTATCCAGTTCCATGTGACATATTCAAAAGCCCATGTATTCCCTGCCACAGCAGTTGGTGTGACAAGTAACTCGCCAGTCCTGATCCTTGCCATATAGCGAGGGGCCGTATTAGCGAAGCCTTTTTCAGCTTGCCAATCAGGACCATCAATAACCAATACTGGGAGATTTTCAGTTCTGTCCCATATGGTATCGTTCTTGATATACCTGAATCCGTCATCGGCTATATCTGCAATGAATCCTTGAGACTCTTCAGCTATTGTTGTATGCGTGGCCTCCAAGGTTAATCCCTGCCAACTACCGCGCCCCGATAAATCATTACCCTCTTCTTCAAGCAATGAATAAATCTGGGTAATTTGTGGATCTGTCGAAGTAATAACAACGGTTGGAACTGTGATATTGGTTCTACGACAAAATCTTTGAACAGTAGTTAGCAGGCTCATAGCTTATTCCTGTAGCTTCTTGAGGATTGTTGCTTCTTTCATTAAGTGATGTGGTTTCTTACCGAATTTCTGAAAATACATGCCAGCAAGGTCCCTCGCTCTGTCCTTTTCGTCATAAACTGGTAATTCCTCTGTTTCATGATAGCGTTCTACTGGAGACTTGGTAGGGGTATCAAAGAAAGCGTCTCTTTTAACAGCATTATCAAGGATTTCGCGTTCATTAATTGTATTCTCTGTGGAGGGTTGACTACCCGCCTCTTCGCTCTGAGCATCCATCCGAATCTCAAAACGTTTAATCTGATCCTGCAGAGAGTCAATGGTCCCTTTCAATTGCTCGTTTTGCTTCTCAAGAGACGCTATCTGCATTGTAAGCGGGCCATGATCCTTAGCCGCCTGTAACCAAGCCTTAGCCTTGTTCTTCAGTTCATTGGCTCCCATCCCAAGACGCCGCATTGCTTCATCATTAGCTTGCGCAAGGTCTTCAACAGACCTGCACCCTGCATTCAGAAGATTTTTGCATTGTGCTGGAGAAATAGAACTCCAGTCCTTTATGGGGGTCCCATCTACTGGCGGTTCCTGTCCGTTCTGCCATCGACTATAAGACTCTTTCCACAAGTCTAGATGTTTCTGTGGAATGCGGCCCGCACGCACATTCTTCTCAACCGAGACGAACCATGCCGCTACCTTTTTCACTACAACATCCTTTGAATATGGCGGAGTGATTAGCGCGTAATCTTCATCCTTTGCTACATGATGCCCCTCTGATAATGTCCTCTCACTATCAGTTACTGCGCGTCGCTCAAATCGAACATATGCCGGACGGTTTTCGTCGCGCTCTAAAATTTCACCTACTGACATGTCTCTCTCCTGTCTGGATTAGTTACATAAAATAATGCGGCTGTTTCTTGATCATCTGCCCATTCAATCTCATATCCGTTTGAGATAAATTGGCTTCGCCACCATTCATACGGCTTTACCGTTAAATGCAGATCTGTATGTAGCGCGTCTCCAAAATGATCATGCACAGTGCTTATCTGAAAAAACACTTTATCCGAGGATTCCATGATATTTCTGATAAC